CATGGTTGAATACCCCTTCGACGTGCCAAGGGAGGGGAATTGACCGCACAACCGGATTTGCTGCAATCTAATTAGTTGCGTTGCCGGATATTTTGCGTGCGGCCTGGGCACGTTTTTCAGCTGTCAACCCGCGCGCAGGGGGCAGCCGGCCGTAGCGAACTGCTTGATACTGCGTGCGGTCACACATTTGCTAGTTGTGTGGCTCCGCTAGTGGAGCAACGACCTGCTCATCGATTATTTGCAGGATTGCGCACTTGCACCTAGTGCGGTGTCTGGGCCAAGGGGTCCCCTCTATGGGGTATTTTTCAGCGCAGCCCCGGTGCGCCGGCGAACCGGCGCAAAAAGTCGCTACCAAAGCGACTTTAAATCTGTTTGCATCATCGACTCAATCAGGGGGTGCGCGCTTATGTCGCTGCACAATTCTGCTGTCTTGAGGTATGATGTTATTGATGCGGTGTACTCTGATGAGTACGAATACTTGTGGTGCAGTGTGTTGATCACGGATGGGTTGTACTGCAGTTTGCCATACCGCATGTGCCAGTCCTGTGGCCGCACGTAAAATGCCTTGTGGCCTTCTGTTAATGCCAGTAGCCGGTCAATTGCTGCGGCCAACGGTGGTATGTGGCTGCAAGCTGGCAGCAACCCGATCGCTGTCCCGCGCACCATGGAATGCTGCGTGACATTGGCCGGTGGGGAAACGAAGTACCCCATTTTGCTCAACACTCTGCCTGGTTTTGGACCAAACGTGCATCGATTGCCCACCCTATACACAAAAGCGCTGCAAAACTCTGCTTGCTCTATGCAATCACGTTCAATGGGTTTGGCTCCAAATCCAAATCGCAGCATGCCTTTGGCGTACTGCACCTTGCTCCGGGTTAGGACACGGAGCAGATTGTCATCACCCTGCACAAGCATACGCAGTCGCGCTCCACACTGTGCGCATGACCAACCGGTTGCATCGTGCACAAGGTATAGGTGGCAGCAAGCGTTGATTAAAGAATTGCCGCACGATGTGTTTGGGTCGCCGCTGTGTCGCATGGCTTTGCGCCGATAGTACACGCCGTGCGGTGTGAACCCACGCGTCACTACTGCGTTGTGGTTGAGCAGCTGCATAGTCGCTTGTGGGGCACCGCACCACTTGTAATGGTTATTTTCGAACTTCAACCATTCATCGTCCAATGATGCATCGTACACATCGAGGTCGTTCTCAACAATGCGCCCCTGCCCATTGTCGATATACTCAGCAGCAGTTGTGGCATCGACGCCGCTGGTGAACATGATGCCTCTCTGCCCATTCCACCGTTTCTTAAGAACTTTCTGGTACAAATACATCCATGGTCCAACCAAAAGGATGAATTCGTCTTGAGCGCCCTGTATTAACCGCGGTGCCTTGTGCCTACGGCCTCGCTGTGTCCGGTATGTGCAG